TTTCATTTCATATTGAACTTGCTGTGCTTGAGCTTGTCGTATTTGCGCTATGCCGCTTAGTGCCGCTCCAGCTAATTGAAATAATGGTGCGCTCATTGTCCTGTACTCACTTTATAATCTAAACTTAAAACTGTCATAAAAACGGGTTGGCTTTGAGAAACCGTAATTTAGGCATCAGAACCATACCCAGTTAATCCCTCTAAAGTTTTTAACCCGGTGTAGGCTTGCAACCCACCAGAGCCAGATACACCCGTTTGTGTTGGGACTTCTTGACCATTGATGGTTAAGTTCTGTGTTTGATACATAATAGGTGTAGCCTCAACGACACGACGCTTTGTTGATTGCATAGATCCAGAAGGTAACCTTAACTCTACGGGTTGCGTTACTACTGAAACGGTATAGTTCAACCCCACCTCTACATAAGAAGTTGGAACACCACCAAGGGTTACACTTCCAGAGCTAACCGTTTGATCTGTATCAACAATATCGTCTCGTATAATTTTTACAGTCTTAGCTTCTAAGTGTGAAAGACTGCTAGCCGTAGTAGAACCCGGCAAAGATTGATCAGGGCTTACTGCACCAGAGAAGTATTGGAGTGCTGAATCAGTCGTTCTATCATCGTCAAATACTTCTATATAATATTTTGTCACGCTGTTTATTGTTCGCTTAACAACAGTATAGATTGTATCTAAATCCACACCTACATCTAGAAAACTACCATCAGTTGTCCAAACAGCCGGGGCAACAATCTGTTGCGGCCTATTAAGCATATAAGCCGTGATAGTTCCTTGTAAGCCTATAGACGCCGCTCTGTAGCCCGTAGTGTCATCGCCGTTAACGATCATTAGCAAATCACCTTCGGTCGTATCTGTGGCGTTTCTAAGAGCCATACGCTGCGGATCTAAGAGTAGATGCGAGTTAAGCAACGACACATTGTTAGCCACGTAGCTAAGTTCTACATCACTAAATAGCATTTCACGTAGAGCTTTACCCTGACGCTGAATAAATAACGTGCCACCTTCCGCAGCTTGCGGTCTAATACCAAACTTAGAGCCACGCCGTGTTGCCGATTTGATTGTAATATTGGCTGGTGTGATTGGGTCTAGATCAGCTTGTGGAACGAAAAACTCCGCACCAGACGTAAATATTTGTAGGTCACGCCCCGAACGTAGAGCCGTTATCGCGTTTACGCTATCCGTTGTAAGCGTAGCTTTTATCGCATCATCGTCTAAACCCTCTGCGGGTTTAAAGTTAAAATAATCCGCAACCTTAGAAGCAAACAGCGTAGAAGGCTCAGAAGCTGAACCACCGAAATACAGACGTCCCTCGTGAAAGGTACAAGTTCTAGCATAGCCACGGGTAGAACTGAACGAGTCCTCATATCCTTCTTCCAGTTCCCAATCGCCTGTTGCTACAGCACTAGTGCTAAAGAAAGGTATTTCAGTTACGGCTTCAACAACTGTGCCAGACGTTCGTTTTGTTATTCTTGCACGACCAAAACCGTTAACTACATTGATATATTGATCAACATGAGAAGTGGTAAATACGCTAGAGCTTCCAGTAATAGTAATAGCTCCAGACACCTCAGACGCCGTAATAGTCCCAGCCGGGTTAGACGTTGAAATAGTAAAGGCTGTTTTAGGCGATGTAATGCTTAACGTCGTTGCCGTCCAAGTCGTATTGTTTGCGCCACGAACTAACTTAAAGGGTTGGAAGTTTTCGTTTACAACAATCAAAGTGTCTGCTGATTGCGTGTAATACGTTTTGTCCATATCTATTGCCGACACACTGTACAGCGTACCAACATTCACATCTAAGTAACTATTACCCGAGCCGTTGATATTTGTAAGCAATACTTGGTTTGCAAAGAAACGAAGACGTAAAGTTGTTGCTGCGTAAACGCTGGCAACGATCATAAAGTTTTGCGTCGTGCTAAACTCAAAAGGTATAAGTAGAACACCGTCATCTGGATTGTCAGCAGTTATGTCTAATAAAAACCTTAGACCCGGACGCCGAGAAAAACCACCTTGCGGCTCAAACAAAACATTATCAGCTTGAGATACCCCTGCGTAATACTGCTGCAAGTCAGTACGACCACGCAGCAGCGGGTCCATTTCCCCGCCAGTAAAGCTAGCCTGATATGCTTGTACTCGGCTCAACCACGAAGCTCCGTCAGCATATAATCACTAATCACTTGCGGCGTTTGTCCCGCACTATCTATATTTACAGCTTGCCTAAAATAACCGCCGCGCCCACCTTCAGACGGCAGACCTAACGCCTCAGTTTTCCATTGCTGCATTTTACCAGACTGATCCGTAATTGTTTCAGCCAAATGCCACGCTAACTGATAAGCTAAGAGGGTAACAAAGTACGTCGGCATATTACCTTCACCGATAGACTTTTGATAATCTATTGTGATGGATGTTTCGTCTGAAAATAAAACTGCGCCACCCGTACTAGACTGACCAATCTCCCAGTTTGTAATAGTAGGTGACCCCGCCGTAGTACTAGCTCTTACCGCTCTAGGTACACCCGTGAGCATGTCAGAAGGTAAAGTAAACTGATACGTCCACTCAGAAACGGGCGTGGTAACTTGTCGCGTTAATGTGGATTTGGCTATCGTAAAAGACCAAGCGTATAAAGCTAGGGTCGAAAGCTTTACTTCGTCGTATATCGCGTTACAAGCAGTCGCTGCCGCAGAACCATCAGAAAAGCTAGAAATAGTATTAGCCCCAAGGAATATAAGGGCTTTATTGCATATACCTACATTAGTATCGCCAGAGGCCATAAGTGTCTCCTTGAGTAAGGGAAGGGGGCGCAACCGCCCCCAACCAAATTAGTCTGAGTCGGTCATTGCAACCGTTGTGCCGTCAGTTACGTCAACAACGCCTGATGCGTTGCTAGCAACCATAACAATCGACATGGTAGGTGTGTTATTGTCATAGACAAAAATCACATCACCAACTGCCAGAATGTCAGACGCATCGTTGAAGTATCCCTCTGTATTCACAGTGGCGATAGCATCGGCTGATGTGTACGACCACATAGCGGAGTTGCTGCCTTTTTTAGACTGCCCACCGATAGGGTTTAGACCTGTTACTGCATATGCCATGATTATCTCTCCTTATGACTCATCACATATTACATCCACGATCCCGTCTGTATCGATTGCGCCAGCACCCATTGAGAGCATAGCGGTAACCAAGAAAGACGTTTTCTCAGGAATGTAATTGATTTCAGTTTTTGGAGCGATACCAACACCAACACCAAGTGCTGAACGATGGAAAGCAAAAGTTGTACGGTCGTTAGTTGAAAGCGGTAGACCGTCTTCATCACGATCACCAATAACATGAAAGCGGAAACCCATCATTGTATTGATTGCGCCACTTACTAACGCTCTCAGCGTCTGGAAATCTCCAGAAACTGCACGTTCATCACCAAGCAAACCAGCTAAGTTATTAGCGTGGATTACAAAATGACGATCTGTTGGTGGTACGTTTTTCGCGTCCAAAGCTTTTTTCGCTGCGATAATTTTACCAACGTTTAAGTTTGATGCTGCTGCTGAACCAGAAGTCACAACAGTTTTAGCTACTGTTGATCCCGCTGATGCGGCGTCTAGTGCATCAATGATGATTTGGTCTTCACGACGTCCGATAGCATTACCAACAACTTGAGCCAACTCTTGACGCTCGTCAAAGTTAACTTTCTGCTGGTTGAAAATGTCGCTGTATTCAGCAGCAACGTAATCAGTCATGCTTACGGATACTTGTGAAAATGAAGCGTTGATAGGCGTAACGTCAGTTTGTGGAACACGAACTGAAGCTGACCCCTTGCCAACTTTTGGGAATTTTACAGTGTCCCCAACAACACCTGTGCGTGTACGCGCAGCCCCACGGAGAACAGCCGCACCTTGATAGGCTTGGTGTACTTCCGCTTCAAATAGCTGAACGAACGCTGGACTAAGGTTCGTAGACATTTCTAATAGCTCCTATTTTGAACCAGTTAAATCTGTCGCCGTATTAGGTTGTCGGAAGGTCCGGCCTTTGGCTTCGTGGATACGTCCACGCCCG